TAGATAACCTCTATTAGCCTCCTCATACATACCATCAGATAATTGGATACCCAACCATTCGTTTTGGGTCACCTTTACATCATAATGTTGTAATGTAAAAAGTGCTCGGTCAGTAACATTCATATACTGGTCATTTCCGTTATACTTATAATTCTTACCTTGGTTCTTTCTGTGCCAATCACTATCTTGGTCAAGGTAATATGGTTGACCGGGGGAACCTAACTTACCAAGGTCGTGGTGTAATGTAGCAAACCTCAACTCCTGTGGTGTAAACTCTAATGTTCCACCATTGTCCTTATAAAGTTTCGCGACCTGAATGGACATATCGTGAACCCGTAAGATGTGGTCAAGATAACCGCCGGGAAATGCGTTATGATACCACTGAACAGCACTAGCTGGAGCGAGTGAGAGTTCGTTTCCAAACTCTTCATACATCTTTTTTAGATTTTCGGACCTATCATCTGTTTCAATAAGTCCCATAAACTTGTCATAATTTTCTGTTGTAACGTTTTCGTCTAAGAAGAACATAAAACCTCATCGTATAATGTATCTAGATTAAAATGCTTCATCTTTGTCTTAGCAAAGATTTCAAACATACTTGGTGCGTATGGTTTACTCTTTAATGTATAACCAATCTGTTCTAATGTCAAGTCCGCCTTGTTATGATTACAAGTAGAACAACTGGTTACTATATTTTCCCAACTATTTGGACCACCCCGTTTCTTTGGTATAATATGGTCACGGGTTAATTCTTCTTTTGATTTAAGTTCATTAGCACCCCGACCACAATATTGACATTGATGGTCATCTCTAATAAAAATATTTCTTTTATTTAGGATTGCTCTCTTTGTGTGCATCTTTCTTACTTTGATATATTTTTTGAGAGCGATAGTGGACGGGAGTTTAATCTCAACCGAAGGTGACCTTACTTTTTGGTCATAACTTTGTAGAACCGTAGCTTTATTTTGTAAACATAGTATCAATGCCCGCCGGGTGGGTATTATTGATAATGGTTCAAATGTTGAGTTTAAAACTACACAACTTGCATTATTCATTTCTGAGTTTCTGTAATTAATTTATTGATATGAATTTCTTTGATTAGGTTGTCACATTCTTGTGCTAATTCATATAGTTCTGCTTCTATAAATCGTTCTTGTAGTTCTTCCAGAGTTTCAATAAACTCTTTTGATTCAACCCCACCAACAATTGGGGTTCCTTTGATACGGTAGAATCTAGCTCTATTTTCTTTTTTTCTTACCGCTTGTCTTATCTTTCTTAGATAATACTGATTTACTATTTTTGGTTCTGCGTCCTGAAACAGATTTAGTTTTCTTACTAGGTTGTTTGGTATTTCCAGCATCTTCTTCTCCAGTTATTTCCTCTCCGAAACTAAAAACCTTCCCGTCTGGTGCTTTATACTTCTTTTTTAGGTTCCAACCTTTAGCGTAATGGACTCTTTCTTTTTCTAACTGACATTCCTCCCAATAAATCATTCTTCCAAAACAATCACCACATATCAATTCTTCTACATCAGAGTTGCTCATTACACTTGCAACCTTACACATAGAACACCAAATTTCTTCTTTGGTGTGAACCTTATACTTCCTTCCTCGTTTTTTTCGCATATAACTGAATTTGATATTTTTGTCTGATTAGACGAGTGTTGTATTGCTTATTTAATTTTTTAGCAAGAGCAGAACCAAACGATTCTTCCTCTTTGTCCCAACGATTCTCAAATTGTCTAATCTTTTTCTTACAATATATAAAATCTTGCATTGTGTAAGATTCTTCTATCAAGAACTCAATCGCAGTAGACTCTCTAAGTATATCATCTACGTGTGATGCTTTTTTATATGACCTGAATAGATTTTTGATGAACTTAATCATTTGCAATCTCCTATGATAAGTCATCATAACGATTAGATTGTAACTATAAGTATCAGTATGTGACTTCTTCTGGAGTAACTTCTCGTAGTTTACTGGTGGTCGTATACAAAGCATTAAATGTATCAAACCCCTTGGTAAAATAAACTTTTTGATTTATTGTGACCGATAACTTTTCCATATTTTCTTTGGTTTCTTCGTTTAGTTCCATATCACCAAACCAAATCTTGCCAAACTCTCTAGTCATAATAGAAACATTTCTATGTGCATTTCTATTGTCTTGTTCATAAAGGTTGTTTTGACCAAACAGTTTAGCTGCTAAATCTACTGCTGGTTGAATATCTTCGTCTGTCCAAAACATAACTAATCCTCCTTAAATAATCCTTCCCGACCCGGCAAAAATAATGTCATTGGGTCGTCAACTTTGTTTAAATAAATTAGGTAACAATCATTACAGAAATTATGTGTTTCTTTTAATTCTGTTCTGCGTCTACCTTGCTTTCCACATCCTTCACATACCATAGCAGACATTCGTTCTACTTTCCAAAGTATTCCTTCTGCCGCCGATAATACTAACTCGTCTTCACAACGAGCATACATATGTAACATTCCATAACATCTTCTAGCGCTACATATTTCTACATCGGGGAGTAATGATATCATATAAAATGCTTTATCTAGTAAGTCTCCCCAACCATCACCAAAGTATTCCTTCATTTGTTCTTTGGTAAAGGTCTTGTCATACCAACATTTGTATCTGTTAGAATGCCTCTTCGCCATCGTCTTCTTGGTCTTCCTCATCGGGGTCAATACCCATAAACAAATCTCTGAGGTCGTCTAGGTCACTTTCTGTAAGCGGTGTATCATGTTCTTTGTTAATTTTTTCTGCAATTTCTTCTGGAGAAAATCCGCCGAAAATACGACCACCACCACGAACCATTTTAAATGAATTCTCAAAAAGAGCTTGAGTTAGCTCTTGTGTGGAGTCAGCCATATTTTCTAGAACCACAGACAAATCTAATACATACTTAGAAAGATTTGTATAATGAGCCATCTGTTCACGATTCATAGCGTGTAGTTCTGTTATTCTATGCATTAACATTTGACTGTTGTGGTGTAGACCAATTACAGCAAAGAATGTAATAAACAACATCATAATTGCTATAGTGCAAACAACCGTCAAGGCAATAGTCATAATCCTCTCTTGTTAAAGTTACCTACTAATATAATAACTTTGTTAAGGATTGTCAAGTCTTTCGTTTCTATAGAACAACTCAAGATTTAACTTGGTTAGTTGAGCGCTCTGGGTATTATTGATTTCTATTTGTTTGTGATATTTCTGTCTATACTCTTCTAGTTCGTTATAAACAGATTTAAAATCTTCGCGCATTTCTTCGTTTTGTTTTCTGAGTTCTTCTACATTTTTTTCCATTTGTAGAAATGCTTTTTCTATTAATTGAGAACTTTGACGGTCAGATGAACGACGATTCTTTTTCTCTTTCTTTTCAGTGAGAACCGAAGTTATAGCCGCAATAACTGTAAACATTACAGCAACCATTCCTTTTTCGTTTAAAAGTTCTGGTAAGAGTTCCATGTTTCCTTTTGGTTAAAGAAGTTTAAACTACCTTTCTTATAACCATTTAACCGTATATAGATAACGATATTGCTTTTATAACATGGAATGTAGAGCCGGATACGGCGGTGATTACTGAGTTGTGTAAGATATCTGGACTTACAAGAGTCATACCAATAAACAACCCAAACATAAATGGAAGTGTATTGGTGGGTTTAAGTAATACTTGTTTTAATTTTGACACAGCGAAACTCCATTAAACGTATGGTTCAACCTCGTCTTCTAATATCTCTATACTAAAGATACCATCCTCACGGACCAACTCAGTTGTATCAATTGCTTGTTCAACATACGTAACGGCGTCGGACTCGTCTTCTCCGTAAGCCACAACAAATATAGGAACTATAAATTTTTCTAATTCATTAGACATAATCGTCTTCCTTTTAAAATTTTATATAAGTAGTATCAATTCCACTCATGAATATCAAACGGGTCAGATTCGTCTACAGATTCCATAGTTTCTAGCAACTCTGGAATTAATATCTTACGAGAGTAGTTTGCTAATTTATAGTAGGTTCGGTCTGTGTTATCAAACGGATTATCTAGACCATTTTGTGTTTTAAAAATCAAATCATCCAAGAACTCTGACGCTCTTTTAATTTTTTCTTCGGTTGACCCGTTATAATACGACATTATGGAAAATAAAAACTTTCTAGCAGATTCGTTAAAATCCTCAAATGAATAGTATTGGTTCGTCATCGTCTATTTCGGGTTTAGGTAATTCTTTTTGCTTTGTAACAAACATTCCTGTTACACTGATTATTGTTACCATTGTCAACAACCAAAGTTTTTTCATTTTATCTCCTTACCATTTACGACAGCTCCAGTATCTTGCTTTCCAACGTGGGCCCGGAGAAGAGCAGTTGTGTCTTGCTCTGAAACTCTTTCTACGAGCCGGATTTGATTTTTTGATTCTCATATTTGGGTCACCAAAATTAACTTTGACGACATTTCCTTTATCGTTCTTTACATACACCTTAAACTTTTTAACATCACCGCGGGTAGGCTTCCCAAGAGAAACTTTTCTACCTTGGTATTCTGCTTCATTAAGGTCACCACTCATATCAAACTCAAGTGTGTAACCTACACCAGTTTCTTCACAGAATACATCGTAGCTTTCTTTTTTACTATTACCCCAGTTTTTAGCACCAACTTTACGGCACTTAACTAAGGCTCCAGAGGCATATGCACTAGGCCAAACTTTGTAACGACTTTTAACCTTGTGATAACAAGCGTCTTGTTTTTCGTTTAGTTGACTTTCGTGAACGATGTTTCCACGACAATGTGGACATTCAGTGAATGGAATATCGGTAAATTCTTCGTTCATGTCAAGTGCCTCCTTTTTTGTATTTACATTTTTAGCTTTACCACGACGATTTGGATTGGGGTCTTCTCTACGCTTTCTACGAGCGGCAGATGCTCTACCTTTTTTACCTAGAGAATGTGCTTTGGACTGAGGAAGGCATTTTGGTTTTCCTTCTTTACTACTACCTCTAGCACACGGACCTTTGATTTTTCCATCGGGACCAAATCTTACCCACTTTTCTTTAAACCACTTGCGTAGATTTTCATCTACTTCTTTATTTTCTATGTCACCCAGTTTACTATAATATTCAGGGTCTTCTACTAAATGGTCTAAAGCAATCTCGGCGGCAACAGAAGGGTCACTTGTGTGTTCCATCTCTACCTTGATTCCTTTTTTAAATTCTGTTTTGATTTGTTGATGTGGAACATTATGCTTATCTGCAATATCAGATAAACTCATTCCATCACCCAAACCACCATCTAATTTATCTTTCATACTATAATACCTAGTATATATACTTTCTCCCGGGCACAGGGAAAATATAATGTTGTTTTTTTAGTTTGTCAAGGGCCTAACGACTTTTTCCTTGACCTCTATACTTTTTGGGTTTACTTTCTTTTGGTCCGAAACGCTTTTTTGCTCTACCAACTTTTACAGTTTTCTTAAAGCCAATCAGTCTTTCTTTTTTAGCCATGTAACCTCCTGTTTTATATAAGTATTGACAAATTTAATTTGACCACATATATTTAGGTAACATTTTTACGATGAGGTTATATGAAAAAGTATATTCATGTCAATCAACATAAGATAAGACATAATAGAAAGCATAGTACCAACGAACCTGTCATAACCGTAAAAGAAGGCAGGAAAAATACATACTGTCATTCTGTTGAAATCCTTGGTCCAAGCAAAGTAATTTACGGTGGAAATGACAAACCATTATTGAGTTGTGGTGCTAGAGTAGTTATTGAAACGGAGGCAGATTTAGTTTATGATTGATATTGTTGTAGGACTCCAATGGGGCGACGAAGGCAAAGGCAAAATTACCGACTATATGAGTGAAGAATACGATTGGGTTGTGCGCTACCAAGGTGGTAGTAATGCTGGTCATACCGTATGTGTGGGTGACAAAAAGTATGTTACTCATTCACTCCCCACAGGCGTTATTCGTGAGGATTGTAAGTCTGTAATTACACACGGGTGTGTGGTCAACCCTGAAGAACTAATTAAGGAAATTGAAGCCTTAGAAGATATGGGTGTTGATTTTACTGACCGACTTTTTATTTCCAAGGATGCAACCGTAGTTACTCGCCAACATCTAATTCAGGACGAAGCAAACAAAACGAAGTGGGGTTCTACAGGTAAAGGTATTGGTCCAGCATACAGAGACAAGTATGACCGACAAGGAATCAAGTTGGGGTCAATTGTCAATGATGTTGCTTATGGTAAACTGGCACCATTCATAACCGATACTCGTAAACTTCTACGAAATGTAGAGAGAAATGGTGACAAGATACTTATGGAAGGAGCACAAGCGGCAATGCTTGATATTGATTTCGGAACCTATCCATACGTAACATCATCACCATGCACTGCAAATTATGCTCCCCAAGGAACCGGACTACCATTACATATGTTTGGTGATAGTGCTGTGATTGGTGTGGTCAAAGCATACACAACCAGAATTGGAGAGGGACCATTTCCAACTGAGTTTAAAGATGATGACCTGACCGAAATGTTACGAGAAGCCGGTGGTGAGTATGGTGCAACTACTGGTCGTCCTCGTAGAATGGGTTGGTTGGATATGGACCAACTACGATACGCTTGTGAAGTCAATGGTATTACAAATCTAGCAATTACCAAGTTGGATGTGTTGTCTTGTCTACAACAAATTTATATCAAAGATAGTGGATGGGTTAAATTTTCACCTTGGAAACTCACAGGCGATGAAAAGACTTGGAACGACCTTCCACAAGAATTAAAAGATTATGTGTCTTATATCTCCAATGAGACAGGTTGCTTGGTGTCAATGGTTGGTGTCGGACAGAATCGTGACCAATTAATCTGTGTAGAATAACCTGTTACAGTTCTGTTACACTTGACATCTTGATTATTTATATAAATGTGGTTATAATTATAGAGTTGATTGAAAATACGGGGATGCACTGGTTTCGACGGGTTTAATGATACTGGATTGACACGCTAGTTTGATACTTTAAAAGTAACTGACGAACCTTTACTAATGGCTGCTTAAGCCCTTCCCACTATCTGATACCGATAAGATAAACACGGGAAGTAAATGTAATCGGGTGACTCTTAGGAATAGAGCTAAGTGCGGATGTATACACCAAAGAATGTATTCCGTGACCGGCATAGACGAGACAAGGCCGTGAGGTTGGACACCTTGGTACCCCTAACTGTCCTACAGCGTTGATAGTAATTTAGGTAGTTAAGTTCGGACGCGGGTTCGACTCCCGCCATCTCCATAACAAATGCCCAGTAAAACGCCTCATTAGTCCATATCGCTTTCGGTTATGGGATGTGCCCATACAGGGCGACCGGAACAGGAGTAGTAAGATACTTTAGGGTTTATTGTGAGTGGCGTCACAACATTTGTTACAATTCACATCTTGACTTTCAGTGAGTTTGTTGTTAGATTATAGGTATGAATTGAAAAAGACGGGCCTTTAGCTCAACTGGTAGAGCACTTGGCTTTTAACCAATAGGTTCTGGGTTCGAGTCCCAGAGGGCCCATAGTTATTTGACAGTTACATAGGTTAACCTTTGTCTGAGGAGCACTATGTCAGATGAACGTCCAAGCGTTACCGTTGGTAATAAGGTTATTATCTTAAATGTTTGGGCTACAATAATGTTTATTTTTTCCATTCTGACGCTTCTTCTCTTGATAAGACCATCAGCGTATATGACTTTGTTTGATGGAATCGTTCAGATTATCAGAGCGATGGGTGAAGCTGGTTTGATGGCTCCACCCGCAATGGAAGAAATTTCTCTACAATAATGGTTATACGCCCCCATCGTCTAGTGGCCGAGGATATCAGGCTTTCATCCTGAAGACCGGAGTTCGATTCTCCGTGGGGGTACTTGTGGTTATGGAAGGAATTAATTACCCGCGTCCAAGGCAGCGTGTTTAGGATCGGCTCGCTGAATATGTCAGTAAGAAAATCCATAACCATTTTGCGGTCGTCGTATAACGGCTATTACCTCAGCCTTCCAAGCTGATGATGCCAGTTCGATTCTGGCCGACCGCTCTTACATAGGAGGTCATTGTGAAAGATATTGATGAACTTAAAGAAGAAATTAAAAGATTAAGAATTGAAGCTAATTCAAACCACAACGATGGGTGGACAAAAGCTGGAGCACTCAAACGATTAGTTGAATTAGAAGATAAACTTAAATCTATGGAAGACAAATAACTTATATGCGCCCTTAGCTCAGTCGGTTAGAGCATTCGGCTTATATCCGAAAGGTCCGGGGTTCAATTCCCTGAGGGCGTACTGATGTGAACGTAGTAAAAAGCGATTGCCCCGTGGTGTAACTGGCAACACGCGTGACTTTGGATCATGAGAGTCTAGGTTCGAGCCCTAGCGGGGCAACTAACAAAGGAGTGGTTATGAATCGTGATGAAGTAGCAACAAGATTGTTTATTGAACTAGTTAAGAATGATATGGAAGGTAGAAGTGCTGCAAAACAATCAGTTGAATTAGCTAATATGTTAATTAACGAACTTAACAAGGATGGTTTAAAGTCACGAACAAAAAAAGATTATTATAGTCCAATTCACAATGGACCACATACCCCATACTAACAAAAATATTATTGCCTCCGTAGCTCAGTGGCCAGAGCACTCGCCTTGTAAGCGAGCGGTCGTCAGTTCGACTCTGACCGGGGGCTCTGAGACATATGTAATTCCGGTTCTTACCTGACACGACAGGTTTGTCCATATCTAGATTAGTCGTGATTTCTTAGATATGTTTCGGTGTTATGTCTCATTAGTAAAATATGTGTCATCACCGGAGGAGAGGGAGGACGCTCACACAAACCTCTGTTCTGTGAAGCGTAGTGAAACGGCTCGAGCGGAGTACCTACGGGGAGGACCAGCACCTTTGATGGGGGTGACACATTTTATCTGGGTGTAGCTCAGCACGGTCAGAGCGCTGCCTTTGGGAGGCAGAAGTCGTAGGTTCAAATCCTACCACCCAGACTTAGGCTTCGGTGGTGGAATAGGTATACACATCAGACTTAAAATCTGACGCCCGATAGGGCTTGCGAGTTCGAGTCTCGCTCGAAGCATAACAGGAGAAATTATGTGTAATTTATTTTTAGCATTTGCGGCTACAATGCATCTTACATTTGGTGAGGTGGATAAGTTAAATTATTATCACCCACACGTTAGTGCCGAATGTGAAATGTATGAATCAACAAATTGGATTGCTGGTGTTTACTACAACAGCGATTACAGAATTTCACCGTATGGTGGTGTGCAATACAAGATTACAGAAAACCAAAGACTTGAAGCAGGATTGGTTGGTAACTATGAAAGCAATCCTGTTCTACCTTGGGTCAGATATGTCAATCGTGTATTCTTTGTTGCACCTGCCGTTGTGTCTAAGACCACAGATTTTTATATAACACCCGACTTGTTGTATGAAAGCAAAACAGAATTCTTACCCTCAATAGTTATAGGTGTAGAAATTAGAAAAAATATATTCTAACCATGTTTATTAAACAAATTTCAAAAACTACAGCGGTGGATTTTATTCACAGTTATCATTATAGTAAAATTTTACCAAGATTGACCAAATATTATTTGGGATTCTTTGAAGAAGAAAGATTAGTTGGAGTTGTAACTCTTGGATGGGGAACGCAGCCAAAAGCTACTATTAAAAAGATATTCTATAAACATCCTGAAATTACAACAAAAGATTATTTTGAAATTGGTAAAATGTGTTTTTTGCCTGAAAAAAATGGAGATAATTTTGGTTCGTTAGCCATGAAAGAACTAATCTCTTGGTCAAAGAAAAATCTTCCGTCTGTGAAATTTATTTATACAATGGCAGATGGAATTATGGGTAAATGTGGGTACGTCTATCAAGCGTCAAACTTTATATACCTTGGTCATTTTAAGACCAATGTTTATATGGATAAACAAACTGGAGAGAAAATACATCCTAGAAGTTCAAAACAATTGTGTAAGGAGAACGCTATATTTTCTAATAAAGAAAAAATATTTTGGTTAGAACATGATTTCTGCGAACACAAAGGTATCAGTAGAATACGTGGGTTGATGTTTAGATATATTTACCCACTTGACAAAAAGTCAAGAAAAATCATATTTAAGTATGATGAATACAAGTCTAACCCATATCCAAAAGATAAAGACTTAGTATTTGAAGAACGAGTAGATAAAGGAAAATACAATTTTATTACACAACCACAATTTAATATGGATGTGTTTAATTACAATTATCAAAAACACGGAAATAACAAATTGGCGGAAAAGTTTTTTAGTTACAACTAGGCCCATATGGCGGAAATGGTAGACGCGTCAGACTTAGGATCTGGTTTCTTCGGAAGTGGGGGTTCGACTCCCTCTATGGGCATATGGAGAGTTGGCAGAACGGCTATTGCACTGGTCTTGAAAACCAGCGTCCATTGGACTTCTGGGTTCGAATCCCAGGCTCTCCGTAACGCACGGGTAGCCAAGTGGTAAGGCAAAGGACTGCAAATCCTTTATTCGTCGGTTCGAATCCGACCCTGTGCTCTAACAATTAACTGAGAATAACGATGACTTTATTTCTTTTTATAATGGTTATTGGTTTATTTGTCATTATTGTAATAGACAGAAAACAACGTAAAAAGGAACAAGAAAGAATACAAAGATTAGAAGAACAATTCTTAAAAAGATTACACCACAAACACAAACTTAAAAAACCCGGCGAAATAAACGAGTTATGAGATTCTTAACCAGAAAAATTGTAATGCCTGGCGACTTAAATGCCGCTAACACATTATTTGGTGGCACCGCTTTGTCTTGGGTTGACGAAGCTGCAGCAATGTATATAATGTCTGAAATTAAACATTATCGTTTGGTCACCAAGAAAATGTCAGAAGTAGATTTTATTGCACCGGCTCGTCAAGGAGATATGGTTGAGATTGGGGTACAACTAAAACAATTAGGAAAGACATCAGTGACCGTAGATGTTGAGGTCAGAAACGAAAGAACAAAACAAATCATAGCACACATTGATGAGATTGTTTTTGTATGTTTAGATGAAGAAGGAAAACCAACCAAACATGGTATGGTAAAATAATCCGCCTTAGCTCAGTTGGTAGAGCAGCTGACTGTTAATCAGCGGGTCGCAGGTTCGAGTCCTGCAGGCGGAGTTGGTCCCATAGTTTATCGGCTAGAACACGGCCCTGTCACGGCCGAGGGCGGGGTTCGATTCCCCGTGGGACCGTATGGTGATCGTAGCTCAGTTGGTAGAGCACCGGATTGTGGTTCCGGTTGTCGCGGGTTCGATCCCCGTCGTTCACCCTTTGGGTCCATTGTGTAATGGTAGCACGAATGCCTCCAAAGTATTGATACCGTCCCTTAGCTCAGATGGTGAGAGCGTTCGCCTGATAAGCGAGAGGTCCAAGGTTCAAATCCTTGAGGGACGATTAAACACGAAACGTTGATTTGATGTCAGATAACAGATAATGACGCGGGAGTCATGACTCGTATTCTGCAACTGACTAGAACAGAACAACAAAGTAGTGGGGGAAAGTAGTGGACTGCGGGTTTACGCAGATACCTGTTCCCTACATGGGAAGTTAGCTCAGTTGGTTAGAGCATCTGGTTTACATCCAGAGGGCCGGGGGTTCGAATCCCTCACTTCCCACTACTTATAGGTGTTACATTTAAGAGATTATATGTTATGCCTAGAAAAAAGAATGGTAACGGTAATGGTGAAACAAAAACACCTAGAAAACCGAAAGGACCAATAAAGTTTCAAATACAATTAAACGACGAACAGAAAGTAGCAAAACAAAAGATACTTGATAATGCTATCACTGTTCTTAACGGAAAAGCCGGGTCTGGTAAGACTTTGTTAGCGTGTCAAGTGGCTCTTGATATGTTGTTTAGAAAAGAAGTCAAGCAAATTATTATTACACGACCAACCGTATCAAAAGAAGAAATAGGATTTCTCCCCGGCGACTTACGAGAAAAGATGGAACCTTGGATGCAACCCATCTATTCTAATTTTTACCAACTATATAAAAAAGATAAGATTGACGATGTTTTGTCCAATGGGTATGTAGAAATCGTTCCTGTTGCATTTATGCGTGGTCGTACTTTCTTGGATAGTTTTATAATTGTTGACGAAGCACAAAACTGCACACACGAACAAACAGAAATGATTGTGTCCAGATTGGGTATTCGTAGTAAAATGGTTATATGTGGTGACAACCAGCAGGTTGACCTTAAACAAAAACAAGATTCTGGATTTAAATTTATCTTGTCGGTTTCTAAAAAGGTCAAAGATATGGATTCACATACTTTGCAAACAAATCATAGAAATTCAGTGGTTGACGCATTGTTAAACGAATACATGGAGTTATATAACAAAACACATTAACTGGAGCACGTTATGCGAAAGTTACTATTAGTAATAGGTGTTATGTTAATAGGTGGTTGTACACAATCTTTTGACTTCACAGGGGTGACAGAACTTGAAACCTTTGCGGACCAATTGGTTAACACCACACAGGTTGCAGATGTTGCTTGTACGGTAGCTACATTGTCTTTAGCAGAATTAACCACGGGACAATGCTTTGCGTTTAACGCAAATGGTACAATGTTAACATACCTAAGTAATCCACTTGTAGTTTGGAGTTCAACAAGCCCCAATACCGTTAAAATTACTTTAGACGGATTTATTAGTTCAAATGGGGTAGCAGGAACTTCGTACATAAAGGCTACAGGTACGTATAACACAGTGGATTCGGTTTTAGTAACTGTAGTACAGTAAAATGAAAAAGTTTTTTATAGCAGTATTATTTTCTACTGCTATACTTTCTAGTTGTCAGGCCATTACTGGTCCGATTTACACAGAAAGTATTGTGTGTGTCATAAGATTATTTACTACTGATAGCGTTCGTGACCCAAATAACCCCGGTCAATGGATTTATGGGGATACAATTTGGTTAGGAATTGCTGGATATAGTGATGACCCAAGATGTCCACACAATAATACTTGACAGACTGTACGAATAATGTTATCTTAATAAGTTACATGGGGCCTTAGCTCAGTTGGGAGAGCATCTGATTTGCATTCAGAAGGTCGTCGGTTCGATTCCGACAGGCTCCATAAATGCCTCCGTAGCTCAGTGGATAGAGCACCGGCCTTCTAAGCCGGGAGTCGTTGGTTCGAATCCAACCGGGGGTATAAGTTATATGGAGGAATAATGAATGGTATAAGAATTAACATGGAAGATTATCTTCACCAATACATTGGGATGTTACGATTTGGTTTTCCACTATCGTATTATAAAATTACAGAGGGCCCGAAATATTGGACTGTGAATAGAATGCATACTGATTCATCGCGATGTGAACCAGATGAATGGTTTCAACATTCTAAAGTATGTAAAAAAACTGGAAAGATAAAAAATATGGGATTAAACATTCAACATAAATTAAACAAGTGGGACCTTCGTGAAGCTGGTTTACTTTAATACCAATATGGTGTATTTTTAATGTCGTTACCAGAACCCATAGAAGACGGTAAGAGAGACAACAGTCTCTCATACGGTAGAACCCCTAATAGTCCCGCTAGCATTACGCCTGAGGACATTAAGGGGTGGATAAAGACCGTTGAACCAACTTTTGGTCATTACTTCAAAGAAAAGTATGACCGACTCAAAGACGATTGGGAAGCATTGGTCAAAGAGTATTACTGGAATAAAGCAGTATACGAAGCCGAAATCAATTTTAAACCCAAGATTGGTCAAACTTATTATTTATACGAACGAAAAAATGGAACCTATTTTCTTTCATTACTTTCCTACGAAAATACAGGATGGAAAGGATATATGGGTTCGTTTAAATTAACACCAGAACATTCGTGGTTAAAGAAATAGGGAAAGGTAAGGTACATGATACTTATATATAGTACTCTTATGAGGATTTATATATGAGAAAAGCAAATACTAAATGTGATTGGTGTAACACGCCGTTCTACAAAAGACCCAAACAATTACAAGAAACTAAAAATAATTTTTGTAATAAAGATTGTTTTTCATCATGGAAATTAAACAAATCTAAAAAGACTTGTCCAACTTGTAAAACATCATTTAACGGAATAAAGTCCACTCAAGTTTACTGTTCACAAAATTGCTTCAAACGCAGAGTCAGAGATACTACACAAAGAAAAACTCACCGTAATAAAAGCGCCGGAATTTTACAAGAATTTAAAGAACTTGGTTGGGATGGAAAATGTATGGTAACTTCTTGTAACTATGAAAAAACTCACGATGTTCATAGATTTATTGAAGGTAAAAATGGTGGAAAATATTCTACAGAAAATACTTTTGCGTTATGTCCAAACCATCATGCAGAATATCATAGAGGATTGGTAAAGTTTGAAATAGTAGATAATTTATCAATTAAAGAAATAGGGAAAGGTGCCTGAGCTGGCCTAAAGGAGCAGACTGCTAATCTGTCGCACGTAAGTGCTCGTGGGTTCGAATCCCACCCTTTCCGTTTTAACAAGGAGAAAAAATGACAAAAGATATTAGAGAATTCTTAGACAAAGAAACAATAATTACTCTCAGTGGAATACTATTCGTATTGCTTTTCTTGGTGTGGTATATCCTAAGCCGTCCATCCATTGATTATGTTCAACTAACCCAAGATACAATTGATGACTCCACACAAATGGCAGTTATTGAACAAGTAAGACGAGATGCGTTTGAATATGCAAAAACTTGTTCGGGTATCAATACTGGTGTAGATTACGAAGATATCAAATGGTTTATTTATGCTGACCGTGAGATACGTTTTTCAGAAGGTAGAAACTACTTAGATTTGGCTGGTTGGTATGATAGAGGAAATAAAGCTATCTGGATTGCCTATCCATACCGAAGGGTCCATTGGGTGAACGCTCACGAAAGTCTCCATGCACTAGGAGTTGTCGGTCACGGAGCAGAATTTGCAAATTGTAACCTTTTACTTGACCAACAGGATTAACTGTGAAAAAGATTTTACTATTATTAGCACTACTTCCACTCCAACTTTCAGCACAAGAAGAATGGTCATTTGCAGAAACTAATTACGAGGTTTCTGCTGACCAATTTTATCTATCTCTTAGACAAAGAGATTTAGATAGTAACATTCGTGATTATATTCACGCTGAGTTGGGTTATAAGTTTAGTAATCTAGAAGTAGGGTATCGTTACTCAGTTGACGACAACGGATTGGATGAAGATATCGTTGAAAAACGTTGGAAGTTTACATTACCCCTTTGGGAATCTGGACCATTTGGTCTTAACACCAGAATGGAACATAGAAACTTCAATATTGAAGATGACTACTGGCGTTTCCGTTGGATGTTAGAATACGACCAACGTGTCACCGATGAACTTGCATTGTGGGGAATCATTCAACCACGTTGGGAAGTTCAGGATGATTTAACTATTGACGATTGGAGAAATCAATTCGGCATTAGTATTGGTGATGGTCCAATGAAGTTTGGTCCGTTTCTTGAACGATATTCCAAGGGTGACAACCAAGGATTGTCAGACTCCCTATGGTTTTTCGGAGTAAATGTGGGTATTAAACTTATGTGATATTTATATAATGTAACTTGTATAGGAGAATAATTATGAAAAAGATGTTCTTAGTATTAGTAGGATTAAGTATTGTATTCTTACAAGCGTGTACTTTTCACCTATACGAGATGGAGGATTCACGCCCTCAGTTGCGTAATACATACAAAACGTATTACACACCACGATACACACCAAGACCAACGTATCGTTACCTAGACTTCTATGACAGATACGATACCCGTATCATCTACAGCTATCCAAGGTACCTTGGACCCGTGGTCGTTCCAAATCGTAGACAACGTATGGAACCAAAGGAAAACCCCAGACCACCACGTAGAGCGGTGCCTAGACCACCAGTGAACAGAGATAGACTAAGACCCGAAACACAACGTGAACAGAGGAGAGTAAGACCGCCGGCGCGTGATACTATTCGTTAATGTCTGTTGTTCTTTCCCTCGTTTTTTTATTTTTATTATTAATGTTACTTTTTGTATTATTTCTTAGCGAGGCATTCTAATGGACGGATTTGTTTACAAAACTTTAGTTAAAATGGTTTTTATTTTATTATTAGTTATTGTAAGTTGTAACACCGAAACCGTCGTAGAACCATTACCTACGTGTACTCAAATTGACACCACATTTGTAAACGACAGTATAATTTCTATAGACACAACAACAGTGAGTTTCTATCAATGCCTATAAGTACAGTTGGTGCTTTAGTGTTAACGACTTTAGTGTATATTTTTTATTTAATGTGGGACGATTTACAAGATTAGAATTCATTAAAGTGTTACAATTGTTGTTACAATTGAAGTATTGATTTTTGGGCTAAAATACATTATATTATTAATATATAAAATTTAAACTATAAACCGTAAGGAAAAAAACTATGGGACCACAATTTGAACTGTCCAATCGTCCAGAGATCTATCAACAATATCATGATGTGATTAAGAATCACCCAAAAGCGCGTATTATGCCATACGATTGGGAGGAACTTTCTAACCCAATATATTGGAGATCTTACGACAACATGATTCAATGGCTTGAACGCCGTAATATTATCCCCAAAGGGTGTGTGGTTACTAAGGGGTTTATATGGACTCCTGCCGACGAAATTGAAATGAATCCAGACGACAACCCTACCCGTGTAGGTGGAATCAAAGATAAGGTAAAGAAAGAGTTTCAAGCTATGTACCAAAACGGCGATTACGAACCCCGTCGTCATTGGATGCCTGGCGTGGAGTGGGTAGCCGAAAAGTCTAGATATAAGTTGATCTATGGACACCACCGTTCCTTTGCCGCTCGTGCTACGAATTATCCGGCCATCCTTGTTCAAGTTATTGAAATTAATGAAATGACGGATTCGGATGGTCGTTATTGGGATAGAGAAGCGATTATTGAAAAGCTTCAAACAGAAGAAAATCATCGTGTTCGTCCCGAACCGCGTGCCATGATTGATGATGAAAGTCTTACAGTTGTCATGGAACGCGAGGTTCAACGTGAAGTTGAACACATGACTAAGACAAACACTGTTGATGTGGACAGTACAGTAGAAGAGATTATTGAAAAGGCCACGGAAAAGACAGTTGATAATCTTGGACTAACCGATAATGACAGAACAGAAGAAATTAAGAAAACAGTTACTAACAATGTTAAGAGTCGTAAGGGAATTCGTATCGTTAAAACAGGTCTTAAGTCTATTGATTCAACTGTATACAGAAAATACGGACCCACACGTTCCGAACAAGAACTTGAAGAATATGTAGTTCGGATTCAACCGTTTGCTGATGCTTCCGCAGATAATTTTGGTCGAGACATGAGCGACGCGGCAGAACGCTACTATGAGACAAATAAAACATTTGTTAACCTTGTTGTTGGGATTTATGGTGGTACAGGTTATAAGACCGAAAATTATCTTGACATGAACCGTATTAGGATTCCCAGAATGTTCAGGAAGTGGATTGATTGGATACTTGTACAAGCCAATTGGTTGGTAGATATTGGACTTGTTAACATTGATGATAACAATCTAACTCGTAACGATTCTAATATTACCGATTTTATTGATAATAACATTTTTTATCTTGCTCAAAAGATTTCCTGTGAAGATGTCAATAATCCCGAAGAATGTATGGATAAAGTAGATGTCAACGGCACCCCTGTCGCACTTCTAACTAAAAAGGCTCTGAATGCGTCTTTTATCAATGGAAAGAAAGAACTAACGACTAGGGGCCTCAGCTGGTGACTAACGGTTAGGGCTGCGTCTAGAAAAAAGAAAGGTACCAATGTCTAATACAATGTGGAACTATTACACGAATCATAAAGCGACTGAAATTGCGTTTAATCTCCTCAAGAATGAACAGAATAACTGGAAACACGCGAGTCCGCAGGCTAAATCTGTTATTCTAAATAGCGTTTATCAAGCAATTCGTCGTATAACAAGACAACAATCAACACATTTTATTTCAGTAGATGCTGAACGTAATCGTGTGGAATTTGGTAAGAAGCCGACAGCGGACCATTATATCAATCCCCGTGTCATGGCTCACGCTATTGTGGAACTACAACCTGAAATTCTAAAGAGTTTTGATAATTTTGTTGAAGAGTTTATTAGTAAAGTTTGTAATACCGTGGATATTACAAGCGAACAGAACAATTCTATTAAGTATACAACTAAAAATGGCCGACCTAAATTTGTTCAATTGACTTTAAATCGTTATGATTCATTTGGTTGGAGTCACCGATCTGGTAGATATGATCCTATTTGGAAAGATGAGTTTCCTCTGAAACATACCATTCCTTCTCTACTAACAGAATTTGAAATGGACCATCTTATAGAGGAATAAAATTGCCCGGGCAATTTACTAAAGTAACTTTTCTATAGGTAAAAATTGCGTCCCCGAAATGTGCGTCAACGAGGCCCGACCCAAACGGACCCACCCCCTCGACCATTTACAAATAAGTCTGCCGAACTGACCGATTTTCGACCCTCTCGTTCCAACAAATTGCTAAGTCGTTGGGGGACAAGGGGATAAATTTCACCCAGCCCCTTGACCTTGGGGTTGGTCCATTGTATGATCCATCATGAAGAATGAAACACACCTCAACACGGAAACAGAGATGATGAACCTCTACACCTCCAACGATGTGCTCCAAGACTACTCCTACGGGATGATGGTCGTCGTCGCTCCTGACGTTGACTCCATCCGTGACGTTATCCTCGCTCACACCAAGCAGAACGCTCAGGGTGGAACCTACCATGTGTTCGATGAGGACGACGACATCGACGGAACGTGGACCCTACAGGGTCAGGTTTCAGGAGATGCTCGGGTCATCGCTTACCAGTTCGGTGGAGGTTGAACCATGACCAAGGTTCTGATTCTCGTCGGATTCATTCTCCTGAACTACGGACTCATCATCGCCTTCGCGAACGGAACGAACGGAAGCCTAGGCATCGGGAAGGGGAAGTAACCATGACCTACTCTCTCCCCAGAATCTCCTACCGACCTTCGTCTGACCGTCGCTTTGAAAAGGTGATGACCATGCTCCGCTTCGGGTTGGGTCGTGGGTTCACCTTTGGACTCGTCTACCCCGTGGTCCTTCAGGCGTTGACCGACCGACCAGAGGGAACCCCTCAAGAAATCTGTGAGGATGTTACAATCCTGTTACAGAAACGGTCTTGATTTCTGACCTCGAACTCTGTATATTACTCGTATGAAAAATGACCTCCTCACCAACGAGACAGAAATGAACGAGATTGACCACGACCTCGAACGGTTCCACACACTCCGCCGCAGGTATGACCCCTTCTGGAAGATGTCCGACGATTCCCGTGAGTACCTTCGCTACTTCTCGACATATCGTGAGTTGACCTACCTCAAGAACGACCTTGGACTGTGGGGTCAGGACCTCGACATTCCTGTCTACAATCCAAAAACCTACACGTTGGAGTACGCATAATGCAATACCTTGGTGATGTGGACCAGACCCTCTCGCGAGTCGCGGACAAGTGGGAGCGGATGTCGGAAATCATGGGTGACCAGACTGACCTCTCTCGCAAGCTGAAGTCCGAGCTAATTTCCAACATCCTAGAAACGACCTTCTGCGAGGAGCTGGGTGTTCGGTGTCGTCGTGGGAACGGTGACCATGAAGCGGACATCTACGTGGACGACAACCCCGTAGAAATCAAGACCAGCTACCACTCTCGTTCATGGAGGGGTGGAGCGTTCTCGAAACGTGATGGAGATTACCTCATGGTCACATGGACGGAGAACGTGGTCACGAAACGGCTGGAATTCTTCGCGATTCAGGTTCCCCTCCTTGAAAGTGATTGGAAGGCTGGGAACGTGGGGAACTACTACGCTACGAACATCGACCTCGACACCCTACTCAACAAGGACCATGTGATTCATGTGGGGATGGTTGAGAAGAAAATCAAAAACCACCATCCTGTGTTTCTCTAACTTCAACGGGTTCAATGGGTTACACCAGAACCCCCCGGTCCCGACCTTGTAAATGGTTACCACTCAACGACTTACACTCCGTTACATTCCTGTTACATTTAGCCCCTTGAGGATGGGGTAGAATTTTTATATGATCCATCATGAAAAATGACCAACCCAACAAGGACAACACCATGACCATGTTCGTCGTTCAGTACCACGAAGCCTACGTTGGATTCCACATCGACGAAGATTCCCGTGTCTTCTCGACCCGTGAACTGGCTGAGGCTTACATCGCAATGCTCGATGACGCCGACGGGTACGATGAGTACGTAATCACCGAAGTCCAGTTTGGAGGTTGAACCATGACCAAGGAAAGACTGAACGCACTCCATGAGATGAGAAACATGGCCAACGACCTTTGGACTCATCTCCTCACCGCTTCCGATGAGGACTCCGACCACTCGTTGAACTTCATTGATTGGTGTGACCGTCGTGACTACCGTTCCACGATGAGACAACTCGCGGACGACATCACCAACCTCATCCACGACGAGCTGGGGGTGAACCGATGAGACATGAGTCTTGGAGGTTTGAGGTCGAGCAACCACCTTCGGAGAATGTATCCTCATACTGTCGGTCCTGTAACACCTTCACCTACTGGAAGGTTTGGAATCGGTGGCCTGACCGTACTCTCAAGTGCACCTCATGTGACCGAAAGGTTACAGTTTAGTTACACTTGACCCCTTGAATTTCTCTCTTGTCCTTTGTATCTTATAGGACATTCAAAAACGACCAACACAAGGAAAGAAAATGGTCACCATTCGTAAGACATCAGTATCCGACATCATCCCTGTCTGGACCCAGAAAAGGGAAGACAAGGCAATCCGTCGCCGTGAGTTTCTTGCTCGGACTGAGGGTAAGGTCTGGGACGAGGAGACTCAGCAGTTTGTCGAGAACGATTCCTACAACGAGGAGGAGGAGTAAGTGGACAACGTGACACGACACTCCCTTCACCTCATCCGTAAACAGCTGGAAGAACTGGATGACTTCGTCCTCAATCTCCGCGATGGGTGGGGTGAACCCATCATCCCATTGTCCGACGACCGTCTCTATGTAGAGGTCACAATGGGAGATGTCTTGGAACAGCTGGATAGTCTCATTGACCATTCACCGCGGTATACCCCTCGACCTGTAAAGGAATCCGATTATGTCTGCTGCTCATAAAGAGTGCTCAGGGTGTGGTCTTCCCCTCAATCAACATGAAGTTTGGATGGATACCACGGGCTCCCTCTACGTAGAGGGTGAGGTCATTACCACGGGTCAAATCCTCTGCGAGTATTGTTTCGACAACGCCTACCCAATCGGTAGCACAGCATTCGATGATACGGATGACCACGACATCATGGAAACCTACGAGGGGGTATGGGGATGAACTACACCAAGCAATACCTCGACGGATACCTGTCGGATGAACCCCTGTCTCGCTACGAGAAGCTGAAGAGCACCAGACACAAGACCACCAACGACAAGGAGCGAACCATCGTGCGGAACAGGGCACGGTTGGAACGTCTGAAGGTGGTGGGTGGTCTAGAGTATCGCGAAGAATCTTCATAAATCTATGGGGGTCACTCACTTACAAGGTGGGTACCGGGACGCTGCTCGCTAAGCTGTTGTCTCCCAACGACTTACACGTTGTTACATTTTCTTCGGGTGCTTTCGGGTGCTGACCCCTTGACTTTTCACCCTTGTGGATGTATCTTACAGGGTAATCAGAAATGACCACCCAAGGAAACAAGATGACCGACCAGACCGAAACCAAGACCTGCCACTGCCGTCGGTGCCGGGGTTCACGATGACCGGCGGTGCCCTCAACGTGGACTTCGCTATCTGGGGTGTCACGTTCCTCGTCTCGTTCTCTGTTGTTCTTCTCATCCTTGAACACATCTACGAAGGAAAGTAAAATGAAAGTATGGACCACTGCTCCCAAAGCATACGACTACGGCTACACCGTGGACACCAATGTCCGTCATGGTCTGAAGTATGGACACATTTACCGTCTCGTTGAAATCACCGACTCCAATCGTGTCGAGAACCAACGTGAACGGTATCGGTCGGGCCTCTACCCTGCCATTCCTTTCAAGTCCATGACGCAGGTGCTTCCGTGATTGTTACAATTGACCTCTTGACTTTTGACCTTCACGCTGTTAGATTACTTGTGTGATTGAGAGATTGACGAGTAACCGATTGGTGAGTTCTCCAGATGGTGAAAGTCCTCTCAATCACAAGAGGGAACCTTGGACCTCTCAAATCATACACGAGGCGACCGACCTTCAGCAGTCAACTTACTAACTCCAAAAAAGGAAAACAAAAATGCTGAACTTTGTTGCTCTCATCGAAACCTCCATCGGATTCCGACTCGAAACCATTACTCGCCCGGACTACGATTCCGCTGTAGACCTTGCCTATCGGCTGGGGGAGCGGTTTGGTGATGTTCAGAACGTGGTGGTATCCACTCTTGAGGACTTCCACGCCGAGCTGGGATTGGTCTACGACGACCTCCCCGATCTTCCCGCGTAAGTGGGAAGGGTCTTGCACGCTGACCTTAAATGCGTTATTCGGTCCATGACGGACCCAGTTAAACGTCAGAAAACAGGCGTAACGGGACTGCCTGCCGTAAGAGTCGGCTGCTGCCTCATGTGCCCGCAATGCCAGCCGTGAGGATGGCCCTTTGTAGAAATCCCGAAAAGGAGAAAAACGGGACTATCCGTTCCCCCTTCGGTGACTATGCCGGAGGGGGTTTCTTTTTGGTATGGGGGTCCCGGACGCTGCTTGCTAAGCCACTGTGGCCCAATAGCTTAGCAGGTGTTACATTCCTGTTACATTTAGCCCCTTGAACTTTCCTCTTGTGTGGTGTATATTATAGGACATTCAAAAAAGGACAAGAAAAGATGCACAACGAAATCCTCACCCTCCTCGCTGACCTCGACCTCGAAACCCTCTCCTGCGACCCTGAGACGGTAGAGGGTCGTGCTCGTCTTCGTGAGATTGAAAACGAAATGTGGCATCTTGAGACTCAGCTCGCCGAGCTGAATCACATGGAATGGCAAGAAACTCTCTGGGGCTGATACTGTTACAATTCTGTTACAAAACCCCCTTGACTTTTCACCCCTGACCCTGTATATTACGGGGTAATCAAAAAAGAACGAAAGGACAGAAAGATGGCTAAGATGGGTTCCTACCGCTGGGAAGGAAAGGAGAAGATTCTCCGTTCCCTCCGTGACGAAGCTCGCCGTGAGGTTGAGGAGGCTCTTGAGGAGGTCATGCGTGAGACGGGTGCCACCTATGTCGATTACATGGATTTCGAGAACATCGTCGGAGCCGTTCTCACGGATGAATCCGTGACGGATGTTGTCATGGACATCCTCGACCGTTCTTTCACCGACTAATCGTTACATTCCTGTTACAAAAGTCTATTGACTTCACCCCTCTAGTGTAGTATATTACTAGTATGAAAAAGATGACCCCCCTCTCCGTCACCCTCTCGAAACACGGTGCCCACCTTCAGCTGAAGAACTTGAAGAA